GTCACGGCACAGATACACCGGGGTGTCGGCGTACGGGCAGGGAATGGCACCGTAGGTCAGCTCAAGGTCGTCGGGATCTTGACGGTTCAGGTTCGACTGACCGACGCTCTTGCGCGCCAGCCGCGGGAAAATGTAGGCGAAGCGCTGGTCGCCGTCCTCAGCGAACGCGATGGCTTGCCGTTCCACCATGCTGGCTTCCATCGGCTTGACCACCGTGTAGTTGGTGGCACCGACGGCTTGCAGGTTGGCATCCAACGGCAGGTCGAAGCGCAGAGCATCGACCACGTTGTTCGACTCGCGGCACGTGAACATCAGTTCGTCGTTCTCTTCACCGATGTCGAACCGTTGGGCCCGTCGAGCCTGAGCGACCCGTACGCCCTCGACGCTCAGGTCGGGGGTGATGCGGATGCCGTCCTCAGAGAGCGCGCCGACGTCGTAGAAACGGCCGCCCGGGAAGTTGGCGCCGGTCAGGTCGGTGCGGTACAGACCGTCGACCGCGTAGGGGCTGAACAGACCCTTGGTGTTCGTTCCCGACGCGCCGCCGCGCAGGTTGGTGGTTGACCCTTTGTAGTCGCGGATCAAGATGTTGACGATGATGCCCTTGCGGATACCCAACGGATTGAAGCCGTAGGTGTCGGTCCACACGGCGCCGGTTGATGGATTCGGCATTGGGTGTTCCTATCTGTGATTGCCCACGGAAGTCCGCAGGGGTTTTACTTGGGATGGTGAAGCGAGGGCTTGTGCTGCTACGAACCTTGAGGAACTGATCTAAAACGAAGGTCAATGGTGTAGCGAGCGACGAAACGATGGACGGTGTTATCTCCGTAGTCCTGCCAACTGGGCGGGTCTGCGGTTTCGACACCGTCGACAAACACGGTTCGGCCGCCAGCAAGTTGGACGCGATACTGTCCAACCATCGGAGGCCCCAACGCCAACATGCGGCGGTGAGTGAGCCGTGCCTGCTCTCGGGCCGACCAGTAGTCGGCGCCGAAAGTATGGATTGAAAATGTGGAACTCTCTGTGACCTTGTCGTCCGCGCCGCCCGGTGCGTCACTGACCCACCGATACGGCAAGCCCTGCCCGCTGTAGCGTTGCGGCCCAACCGCCCCGTCGAGGGGTGCCAGCCATGTCACCAAAAGCTCAACCCCGTCAGGGGCGGCAAGGCTATACATCAGATGCGTCATGCCGCCGGCTCCACAGCATCATAGGTTTTGGCTTTACCTGGCTTGCCCGACGGCCGACCGCTGATGTTCAGTCTGGTAGTGCCCCGCCGACCCGACTTGTTGACCAAGCCTCGGCGGGCCGTCACACCCCCCATCGCACCGAATCGTGTTGCGGTGCGCTGCCGGCACGCGAACTCCGGGGTGGGTGTGGTGCCGCCCGTCCCGTACTCAATCCAATGCGATTTATGGTCGGTGGCGGAAATCATTCGGGTCGGCAAACCGTTTAGATCGGGTTTGCCTTTCCTGTTGACGATGCCCGCTTTGTACGAACCGGCGTTGCTGTCCGTTTGATTCCAATGCTTCGGTAGCGGGCCGCCAAAGTTTTCGACATACCGCACACCACTAGGGTCACCAACCGGGGCGATCCGCCGCCAATACTTGTGAACCCGGCGCGAAAACAGCATCAGCTCGCGGCGCATTGAAGCGTCGTCGCGGGCCCTGTCAAAGATCATGGCCTGTATTTGGCTAGAGGATTCCTTGACCTTCGTGCGCGCCATCTAGCTTGCTTCCCATCTGGCGATGCACCACACCTGTTGGGCGTCGCCGTCAATGCCGTACTCCACCGACGCCGGCCCGAGCATCTGATAGTCACGGGCACCGAACCTCAACACATCAGTTGACGTGATCGCCACCGTGTCAGCGTCCGGTGGCATAAAAATCCACACCAGTTCCGTGTTGATCGCAAACAGGCCAACGTTTTCGGTTTGGCTTTGCGTCTCAACGTGGCAGCCCTGCTTGACAATGAGTTGCGGGGCCGCAGGAGCAGGGTCGGTGGGCAGGCTACGAACCGTCGAACTTGCAGGCTTCTTCACAATGGTCACCTCCAGTGACCCAGGTATTCTCATCAGTAGTCGTAGGCCGGAAAAGAATACTTCGGCGGTGACTGAACACTGATACCAAGCATGTCCCGATGCCGGTCGGTGAAATCCAAACCGGCCGAATCGTGACTGAACGTACCCGACAACGTGCTGTGGCTGGTCTGCTCATTGAACGAACTGAACGGCGAATACTTGTTGTACCGCAGAGCGTTCGACACGACCTCAGTGACAACGAGTTTAGCGGCAACGCTGTCATTAGAGATGGTGGGCTTTTTGTCCCTGATCCAGTCGGACGCAACTTCCAACAACCACTCCGCGAGCTGCTGCTCTGAGGGTTTTAGTGGCCGGAATGAATCAGCGAAATCTTCGACATTGACGAACGGAGCAGCCACGTTGATTCACCTCACTCAGTTGTGTTGTCGAGACGGGTCAAGCATTTGATCAGATCGGGTTTGTGCATCCGTGCCGCGGCGTCACGTTTGACACCCCGGCTGACCGCGAACTGAACCCACACCTCAGTGGTGTCCTCAACGTCAGGCCAGTCATCAAATTCAGGATCGAATGCTGGCGCAGACACGTCAGGCCAACGTTGAGACGAGTTGCTCTTTTGTCATCGACTCGGCTTCTTCCCTGTCAAAGCCTTGAAGCACCGCATAGTCAACCCACAGTGCTTTCGCGGCCACATGCGGTGGACGCGCTGCACGCTCGTCAGGATCGCTGACTGCAGTGCGCGCGTCCACCGCATGAGGTTCGGGTGCCTCAACGGACCTCACCATGCCCGAGCCGAGCAGATAGTGAGCGTGAGCTGCATCCACCACATCTACTACTGAACCTTCATAGCAGTGGTGGGTGCGGCCCGCCTCGTCTCGGACCAACACGAGGGGGGCGCTCACCCGATACGCCGGCATTAGCTGCCGTTGACGTTGGCTACGCCCGTGATCTTCCAAGCCGCGGACGGCTCCAAGACGATGGGCACGGTGACGCGGCGGGCCCGCAGCAGCCATTTGTCGGCCTCGTCCTGGCGGATCGTTTTGGCCTGCACACCAACACCGTTCGCTGACACGTAGCCCGGGCCGCCGATGTTCTCGTCAGCCATGCCACCCAACGCCCGCGAATCCAGCACCAATGCGATAGCACCGCTGGTGCCGCCGCTCTGAACGTTCGGCGAAACCAGAACGCGCAGACCCGCGACGACCAGATACGAACCGGTCTGCACGGGGGTGTTGGTCTGCTCACGGGGCAGGAGCCCAGCGATAGCAGTGTCGGACAGGAAGTTGGCGTAGGTCGCATCATCAATGACCAGGGTGTCCGGCTCAAAGCCCTGATTGAGTTTGGTGATGTTGGCCTTCGCCCGGACGACGTCGCGGAGGATCTGCGGCGCCGAACCAGAACCGTTCCACGGCGCAATGCACGCACTGGTCTGGGTGATGGCCGAGTTGATCGCAGACATCGACACACCATCGACCGTCTTCACCATGTGGTTGACGAGCTTCTCAAACGCCCGGTCGACGGGGTTGATCAACTGCCGTGAAATGGCTTCGTCGGTCACCTCGACGTCCGAGCCCCACTTGGTGGTTTTCGCCAGCGACGCTGTGCCGTGGCTGACCGCGGTGCGCGGGTACTCGGCACCGGGGCTGACACCATCCGGGGCGGTGTCGGTGTAGATCGACTCCCCGGTTTCGTACAGCACGGAACCGCCCTGAGCCTGCATACGCTGCGTGAGCAGAGCATCGGAGATGAACCGCTGCTCAGCGAGGGTACGCAGCCGGCGGGCCACCAACGTCGGGTTGGCCAGGAACCGGTTGATGGATAAAACGTCACCCGACAGCGTTGGGGCTGCGGGGGGATAGGTGTACGGCATTTCTGTTTCCTGCTTTCGTGTGTGCCGGTCAGCCCAGCGTCAGCTTGACGAGGACTTTGTTGTTGGCGGCTGCGCCGAGCGCAACCCCGAGGATGGTGCTGTAGTTGGTGCCCGAGTGGGCGGCAACTGCACCGCTCGCCGCTGCGGCAACCGAAGCGCCAGCAGTGATCGCGCCACTGGCAGCCAAGCTATGCACACCAGCAGTGATGACCGTGACGTAGTCGCCGCTAGCGGCGTCGAAGCCGGCCACACCGAGAACGGCAGCCGAGGCCGCCGAGGATGCTGCCACGGTGTTCTCACCGGACACGATGAGAACCTGACCGCCAGTGACGGCCGCCGAGGTGAGTCGAGTGAACTCGGCACCCGGCTTGAAGAGAGGGGAATACTCAGGCATGTGAGGCGTCCTTTGCGCTCAGGCCGAACAGACGCCCGTACAGGCTGTCGTCGTCGTCGGCTTCGTTGGTGATGGCGTGACCGAACTCGGTCACCGGGATGACGGCCGGAAGTGCCGAGATCACGTTCTGGATGCCTTCGGGGTCGGCCGCCAGTTGCGTCAGCCAGTGATCCCGAGAGGCCGGGGCGATCCGACCGTCAGAGACGGCCGAGTCAACGATCCGCTCAAACGATTCGCGGACCTGCAACGCGCGCGCCTCAGCGCCCGCACGGGCCTGATCCTGCAACGCTGCGAGGGTTTCGGAGTT